GCCTGGATCTCTCCAGGCTCGCGGGTCAGAAGTTGACTTGCACGTACCCACTTAAGACCCTTGGTAGCATTGGTTGTGCAGGGTGTCGCAAACCGGAAGAAACCGGCAATTGCTAGTCTCACGACAATCATGTATACCATAGGGCCATGCGTGTAGGGCGTGGCGCTGGCTCCTTTCCTGAACACGTCCTCTTAGGAGGTGTGTAATGGATTGGAGCCAGATGTCTGTCTCTCGAGACAGAATCTTAAGTGACGGCGGCGATTGGGATACGTATCTCGAGTCTTATCAGGCTACACCCCCAATTGATCCCTATGCATTCACTGCGACGCGAAGTTACATGGCGTCCAGGGTTCATAGGCGGATTTGGGATGTGGTAACGCCTGAGTACAAGAGAAAGATGAACGAAGGTCAAATTATCAGTAGTGATATGATCGACGTGAGTCTGCGGTCCTCGTTTAAGCCAATGTTATGCTTCTGCAATGCCCGTAGTTCCGGTTCCTATACGACGCAATATACGTATGGGAACAGACTTGGGGTCAATGACGCAAATGGTATTGTTACTCCGCCTAGTACTTTGGCGGGAGCGCTTGCCATTGTGTCTGATGATGCTGGATCGCTTCGTGCTGAAGCGGTCTCTACAGCCTTTGCAAGGGTTGACGTCTCCGAGTTGGAGGTGTTGGCATCCCTGGGCGAAATGCCCGAAACAGTAGAGTGGTTCAGAGATGTATTACGTCGCCTCATCGGCATCATGTCCGATATTAAGAAGCGACAATATCTCAGTGCGCTGAACCGCTTGAAACTCCGTCGTAAGGCGGGCGTCTCCAAGAATGCGAAAAAGGTTGCATCTGGAGCCGAAGATGGGTGGATGGAGTGGCGTTATGCTATTAGGCCTCTGATTTTCGAGGTCCAAGCATATCTCGATGCTTTAGATACTTCGGTTGAAAAAGCTGTGAGAAAAACTGCGCGTTTCAGAAACCTTACGGTTTCTGACTCCATAGAACATCCATCAGAATTAAATCCGATAATTTATGCCGCTAACGTACAGCGGGACGTTCACGTATCACGTTCTATTCGATCTGGGGTCATGTATGAACTTGACCCTGGTAAGATGGGATGGTGGACGCATCTAGGTCTAGACGCTCCTATTAGTGCGGCCTGGGCAGTAACATCGCTCAGTTTTGTCCTTGACTGGTTTTTTAATATCGGTCAGTGGATCGCATCGTGGGAACCAAGACTTGGGCTTACACCCCTTACTTCTTGGGTAGTCGAAACCCGTTCTGTTGAGATCACCGGCCATACGGCCCCTACTGGGGTGCCATGGCCATATTATGTGATTCTCGATCGGAATGTAATCGATGGTGGAGAGTATTCCTGCACGTTGCAGGTGAAGGCACGTTGGGTAAACCCTGATCGCCAAATTCTCCCAACTTTTCGCTACAAAGGGCTCAAAGTCGCACAGGTCGCTGACCTGGTGATAATTGGCCGAAAACTTGCAAGTCAGCTGCTTCGCTGACACACAAATTTACCAAGGAGTAAATACCATGTTGGATAACACGATAACCCTCGCATATGATGCTGAAGGTGATGGGAACCCCGTTAATGTCGTCATCGTCCGTGACCAGGAGTATCCCGATCGCTCGGTATACATTTTCCCGGACGCGGATGCGGCTGACCACAACGTTACGTTTTATCGCACACGCCCGAAACCTTCGGGCAACTTTAAAGGTGTGCAACGAACGAGGGAGAAGTTGACAAAACCTGTGACGGTGGATGGTATCGACGGTAATCTTGTCGCGTCCGCCGCCATTGTGGAAATGTCAACTTCCTTCCCGAAGGGAATGACTGATGCAGAGAAGATTGCTGTTCTGCAAGAAAGTCTGGCGCTCCAGATCCATGCTGTACTCCGTACCAACCATTATTTGGCTGGATCCGTTTAAACATCTAATCTGGAGGTCTCGGTATGAAATTTATCAAGGCTGGTGCCAAGGTCAACGAGAAACTGACCTTACCCAAGGATCTACAATGGAAGATCTTTGGTACCCTTTTGGACGACCTGTGGAGAAAAAGTCCGACGTCGTCGATGAACCATGAGGCAACAGTGCAAACAGACGAGCTCTATGCTCGTTTGAAAGGTATTGTCCGTCGAAGGAACGTCGACGATTTAATCGGCATTATCCCCGAACTCACACCACGATGTATTGTAGAACGAGTTGGTACTGAGAGGCGAGATGCCTTTTTATTTTTTGTTCAGTACCAAGCAGGAGCTTTCCTCAAGAAATACCCATTTCGAGCGAAGGAGGCGAAAGAAAAGGCCATATCCAAGTTCCTCAGTTTGGAACGGCATTGTGCCCTCTTCAACTCTGAAAATTTCCGCTCGATCCGTAAGCTAAATGACTGGCACGAACGATTTCTGAACGTGCTGGAAGAGATGCGATCGGACATAAAAAATGTGGTAGGAGAGTGTCCACCTGATGATGTATTCGTTAGATCCAAGCATGGGCCAGGAGCTTCCGTTGAGACTGATTCTAGTACTGGTGAGGTTACTGAATTTTTTAAGTTCAGGAACTTGCCGTATTACGTCACTCAGCAAGCTCTACCCCTCGCTCGGGAAGTTATAGCCAGTGATGCTCGCTGGCTAGGTGCATTGGACGAATGGTACCGTATACGGTGTGACAACCTGTATGGGCCAATAGACCTTGAAGATTTTTGGTCTAGAGTCTTCCGCACGCATAACTTCAGCCGCATTACCACCGTTCCCAAGTCCTTCGAAATTGATAGGACTATAGCAATAGAGCCTCGTCTAAACGTCTATTTACAATTAGGCGTAGATCGTTTCTTCAGACGGCAGATAAATCGCCACTGGAAGTTCGACCTCGACGATCAGACCTGGAATCAGGATTGTGCGTTTATAGGTTCCCTCACGGGAGGCCTTGCGACGCTCGACCTAGCCGGAGCTTCTGACACCGTAGCATTAAAATGCTGTGAGATGTTGTTGCCTCCTGCTTGGTTTTCCCTGCTTCTCGATTTGCGCTGCCCTGCTGGCGTTATGCCGGGTGGTGATTCCCTTGTTTTTGAAAAGATATCTTCAATGGGGAATGGCTTCACGTTTGCTTTGGAGACCCTAGTCTTCGGTGCCGCAGTACGTGCTGCTGTACGGAGAACACAGTCAATAGGGCCGTCTTGCGTCTACGGGGATGACATCATTGTTCCTGAAAGCGCCTACACTTATCTCATTGAATTGCTCGAACAGCTTGGATTTCGTGTAAACGAAGACAAGTCTTTTAATTCGGGTCCGTTCCGTGAGTCGTGTGGAAAAGACTTTTTCCTCGGGATTCCTGTAAGGCCTTTGTTCTTGACCTCTAAGATCCGTGGCATTTCTGACCTGTTTTACGTTCATAACTCGGTGTTCGAGCTTGAGCGGCGTCTTCCTTGGACGTGGGGAGTAGGTTTCTCTGCAACCTTGGCTTTGATCCGCAAATATATACCCCCGAATTACCGAGAGCAGTTCTTTGGACCACCGTCAGAGAGCATGGATACCTACCTCTTTTCGTGGCGCAAGCCACGAGAGGAAAAATGGGGAAAGGGATTTGGGCTTGCAAAGTGTGTGTACAAACTTGTCCCTGTGGCTAAAGACTTCGAACGCCTTGGTAAGAGATACCACGATTTCCACTTTAGGAAATTGATGGCATCTCTGGGCGAACGAGAACAGTCTCGGCCATGGGAGATCGGTAAGCGCACGCTTCCAGCGAAAGGGAACGTCTTCAATATATCGAAGCGTTCGCGGGTCACCCTCAAGTGTACCCGTTCGCGGCTCCCCCAATGGGGGGGAAGGTAAGGTAAAAAACAAGCCTCTTGGTGCCGTCACACGCGCCTAAGCTTTCCACGCATGTGG